CACGTCGATGCGGGTCTTGATCGCGGGGGTCGTCCCGGTCTGGGTGTCGGTGAGGCCCGTGATGATCTTCAGGCTCGGGATGTCGAGGCCACCCTCCTCCAGCTCCCACTCGCCGTTGTTGACGGCGGCGATGACGGTGTTGTCGCCACGCAACTCCTGCGACTCGGACGCGAACTTGAGGGTCAGCTTCCGGATGCCCGGGAGGTCCGTGAGGGTCCCCGGCGTCTCGCCGGTGAGGGTCGCGACCTTCAGGTCGGTGACGCTGAACGGGATGACATGGGCGGGTGCGGCCATGGGTCAGTCCTCCTTCGCGGCCTGCTTCTGGCCGGTGGTGGTGAACTCGTCGGCGTGGGGGCCGTCGAGGATGTCCTGGGCGTCCTTGTCGGACACCTCCACGGGCACCCCGTTGGGGAACTCGCGGTCGCCGAGGACCCGCACGCTCGCGGGGCCCTGGTAGGTGAGGGTCTTCACGGGGCTACCTCTCTGGTGGTGACGTTGAAGCGGGCAACGCGCAGACAGGCGTCCAGCCCGATGTCGGGGTCGACCTGGTCGGGGCCGTCGGAGTCCCACCGGCAGTCGATCCAGACGAGGCCCGCGAGTGGCCCGGCGGGGGTGTGGCGGTGCAGCACGCCACGTACCGCCCGCAGGAGGTCGTCCACCACGTCGTATCCGCCGTGCTGGTAGCACCACACCGCGAGGCTGTGCACCGAGTGGATGTCCAACGGTGGCCCGCCCTTCGTCGCCTGGGCCGCAGCCCGGACTTCCTCGACGACGACGAGGGACGGCAGGATCTCGCCGTCGCCCGTGAAGGCTTCGGGGGTGAGGTCAGGGCTGATGCCGCCCAGCCGGCCGCGGCGCCCATAGACGCGCGCCCCGACCAACGCGGTGACGGTGGTGGCGGCGACGAGCCGCTCCTGGGCGTGGTCGCGGACGCTCACCACAGGCCCCCGAGGGCCTGCGCGACCCGGGGCACGGTGCGCTGCAGTGTTGGGAGGACGGCGGCGTACCGGCCGCTGTTCTTGATCTCCAGCCAGATGCCGTAGTCGACGCCGTGGCCGATCTCCAGCTCACCGCGGCCAGGTGCGACACGGGATGTGGCGTACAGGCCGTTCCGTGCGGCACCCGTCCGGTCTGTCCAGGGGGCCGTGACCTTCGCGTCTCCTTCGGCGACGGCGGCCTGCTGGGCGAGGACACGCGCGAGCTGGGCGTGCGTGAACGGGCCGAGGGCGTGGACGCGGCCGACGAGATTGGGGATGCCGTCCCACTTGATGCGGGCCGCCGGCATCAGGCTGCCGCCAGGAGCTGGCCGTGCGCCATCGTGTGGATCATCCGGTCCGGCTCGACGACCTCCACCACCATCACCAGCCCGTTAACGGTGACACGGTCGAGGCGCCGCACGTCCACGCCCGGCTGGAATGCGCACGAGCATGGGGCCGTCCCGGAGGCGGCGGCGTCGGTGAGGGTCTGGTGCACGTCGCGGCTGTTGACCCGCATGCGGGCGGGGACGTCGACGGCGACGTCCGCCCAAGTGGTGCCGGTCTTGCGGCGGATCGTGGCCCGGTCGAACAGGGCGGCGTTCCCATCGGCGGCGGCCGCCTGGCGCTCCGTGGTGGTGAGGCCGGGGAACATCACCAGGTGTTGTCCCCCCGCACCTCAGCGCCCGGCAGGGCCAGGGGGGACGGCAGGGGCTCCACCGTGTGCGTCGTTTCGATGAGGGGTGCCCACCCGGGGAACTCGGCGAGCAGCCGGGCGTCGGCGGGAACGTCGAGGGGGGTGGTGGCCCACGCCCGCCGGTCGTACCGGGTGGCCATCTGCATGCACGCCTGGAACAGTTGGTTGCGGGCCAGGCGGGTGTCGTCGCCCTGGAGGTCGACGCGGTTCGCGACCCGGCCGGCCTTCACCCGCCACCCCTCCGCCGCCGCATACCCCAGCGCGTACGTGGGGGTCCAGCCGACGGCCGATGGTTCACGTCCCGCAGAGTCCTGGCGGGCGGCGAGGTCCAGCAGCACGTCGACGTCCCCCGCCGACAGCTCGGGGTCCGTGTCGGCGGCGACCATGAGGCGCAACCGGATGATCGTGTCGGCGGGGTGAGCCACGAGCGCGGCTTAGTCGCCCTCGGGGGTGGCCGGGACCTGCGATTCCAGCACCGTCTCGGCGCCGGCCGGCATCGTGTGGCCCGGATCGCCGGGGTGCACGCCGATGTAGCCCTGCTCGACACCCACGATGAGGGGGTGGTCCTTCGTGATGCCGTCCGCGACGTCCGACGTGGCGGGCTTCTTGCTGGCCATCATGGTTCTCCTTGGCTGGGGGAGGCGTGAGCGCACCCGGTATGGGTGCGCCCTCACGTGGTTCACGGGGCGGTGCGCAGCACCGCCGCCGGGTACCGGTTCGTGTTGGACACTCCGGCGATCGCGTCGTTCGCCTGGACCCAGCCGACGCGGAACACGACGCGAAGGGCCTTGGAGTCCTGCTGGAACGTGTTGTGCACGATCGCCCCGTTGGCGTCCTGGATGACGGCCTGGTCGGCGACCGTGAACGTGATGTCCTGGCGGATGCCGAGGCGGAACCCGGCGGACTGCATCGCGATCAGGCGGGCGGCGCCGGCCCCGGTGGGCCACAGGCCGGGCATGCTGTACGCGACGGGGGCACCCTCGATCTCCGTCAGGGATGCGATGTCGAGGAGCCGCTGGCCCGTGTTGTCGCGGGCGCTGCGCAGCGCGGCCCGGATGTTGCGGGCGGCGACGAACCCGTCGACGTCGTACTCGTCCTCCTCGACCTTCGCCATCGTGTCGAGGACGTCCTGGGCGATGCCGCCTTCGCTGGCGGTGTGGCCGACGTTCACGACGTTGCCGGCGGCGATCGCGGCGGGCACGATCGCGTCGGGCCACACGGCGGGCTTGTTGATGCCGAAGAACACGGCGCCGTCGAGGCAGCGACCGACAGCGGTCACGAGGTCCGGCTTGATCGTGTCGAAGATGTTCTCGTCGAGGTCGTCGTCGACGGCGTCGGGGACCACGACGATCGTCGCGATCTCCTCGACGTTCATGTAGACGTTGTCCCAGCTGAAGTCGGTGGTCTGCTTCAGGCCGGTGTCGCCGTTCACGAAGTACGCGACGGGCATCGCGGACTTGACGGGGAACCGCACCTGCTTCTTTCGGACGGGGACGCGGCGGATCAGCTGGAGGGCGGCGGACTCCTGCTGGACCGTCTCCATGAACGACTCGTCGACGTCGACGGTGATCCCTGCGGCGACCTTCGTGCGGTCGACGATGTTGTTGTACGGCATGAGGGGCTCCTCGGAACGTGCACCCCTACGCCGGGGTGCTGCTCTACGTGAAGCCCGCTCACCACCAGGGTTCTTGCGGGGCGCCCCTCTGGGGCGAGGCCACCCGACCCCGCGGGGGTGGGTGACGTCCAGCCGTGCTACGGCTACCGGGGAGTAAAGCACACCCCCCGGACAGCCCGGTTTACACCCCGCCGCGCAGCAGGGCGTTCACCTGGTCGCTCATCGACCCCTTCGCGTCCGTCCCCTGGGTGCCAGTGTCGGCCGCCCCGGCGCGGCGGAGCTGCGGGACGTCCTCCATGACGGCCTTCACGGCGGCCTCGACGGAGCGCCGGTCGGGGTGGCCGTCCTCGTCCCATGCGATGCCGGCGGGGTTGATGAGGCGGCTGATGACGCTCGGGCGGGTGATGCCGAGCTTGCCGCAGACGTCCGCGACCTCGGCGCCCAACGCGAGGGTCTGGATGCGGCCGGTCGCCTCAGCGAGCCGCTTCTCGGCGGTGTCGGCGCGGGTGGTGGCCTTCTCCAGGTCCGTCTGGCCGACGGCCTCCAGCTCCGCGATGCGCTTCTCCGCGTCGCGGAGCTTGCGGCGGTACTCGGCGGCCTCTCGGCTGGCCTTCTCCGCGGCCTGCTGGTCAGGTGTCGCCTCGCCCAGGCCGGCGTCCTGCTGGTCGGTCGTCTGGTCGATGGTGTCAGCCGCGGGTGCGGCGGGGCTGCTGCTGGTGCTCATCTTCATCCTCCGGTTCGGGGTCGTCGGTGTCGTCGTTGGCGAGGCCCTGTCGTCGGTGGTCGTCCATCGAGACGGTGCCCGCCCTGACGGCCTCGATCAGATCACGCATCTCCTGCTGCGGTGTCCGCTGCTCGTCGTTCACGGCTGTCCCTTCGTCGTGATGAACTGCTCCGCTTCTAGCACAGCCCTCACGTGCGGTGAGATAACCCACCACTCGCGACGTTTCCACTGGGTCGTGAACCGGTTCGGTGCGTGGCCTCCGAGGTCACCGGACGTCATTCGCCGCGTCGTTTCGGGGCTCGCCTGCTCCGCGACCCATTGGGCGAAAGCACGGGCCCAGATCTCCCTTGGTCGCAGGAGGTAGTCGAGGTGGTCCCTGAAACTCCGGGCAATGCGGCGATCGACGGGTGAGGCCGTGCGATCTCGTGCACGCGCCTCAGCCTCTGCGCGCAGTTCCCGGAGACGCACGACATGCGGGGAACGGTTCGCCACGTCCGTGAAACGACCCCACGGATTCTGGGCGCCCGCCTCACTCTTGTACGACCGGATGCCAGGAGTGATCTGGTCGATGCTGTGGCCGATCTCGTGGTGGATCACAGCCGCGGTCTGTAGCGGGTCCATGCGGTGGGCCGTGGTGATCTCGATGGACCGCAGCCTTGGTGAGAACTCGCCGTTCACCCGTGGCCCGAGGTGGGTGCTTGTGATCGGCGTGGGTGTCCACCCCGGGGGGACGTCCAGGCCGGCGTCGTCCATCTGCTCCAACGCCCGGGCGATATGCCGGCTCATGGTGGGCGTGGTGGTCGCCCGGGTGGGCCACGCATCATGCAGGCGCCCCGACACGGTGGTGGGCGTAAGGGGTGTGGGGGCCGGGGCGTTGTGTCGACCCATGGTGTTGGCGAGCGCGTCCGCAATGCTCCGCTCCCGACGGACCAGGCCCCACCGTGGGTCGCGGTCCTTGGCGACGAGGTCGGGGAGACGCAATCGCCCTTGGAGGTAGGCGTCATGCTTGCCCGGCCCCAGGAGGGCCCGTTGGGTGCTGTACGGCGTGTCCTGCTCGAACACCTCCGCCCCGGTCCGGGTGATCGGCGGGTCCGCGCCGTCCACGACTGGGACCATGGTGCATCGGCAGGACGGGTGGGAACCCATCGGTTCGCTGATTGGGTGAAGGGTGCCGTGCATCGCCCAACACACTGGGCAGGCGGTGCGGTCCAGCGTGCTGAACCACTGCCAGCGGTGGACGACGCGGGTGTCCCGCCACGTCACCCGGGTGGCTTCCCGGTAGGCCCGCAGGGCTTCGGTGCGGGCGATCGTCTGCGCCCGGGCCCGGTTGCCCCCCAACGCCTGGGTCATCTCACGGGCGATCACGTGGGGGTTGCGGCCCAGGATCACACCATGCTCCAGGGTGCGGGCAACCACGTTGGCGGCATGTTCAGGCAGGTCAGTGAGCAGGCGGGGCAGCGCCCTGGCCTGGCTGGCCGCCACGATCGCGCGCTGCACGTCCAACCCTTGGTGGCGGAGGGGGGCGCCGGTGGCGGCACGGATCAGGTCCAGCCCGTCGTCGAGACCCGACGCGGCGGCCGCCTCAGCGTGACCGCTGATGATGCCCTGCAGTTCGGGCAGGCGTGTGCGGACCTCACGGTCGATGTCACGCCGCAGGGCTTGCAGCCGGCCGCGTTCATACAGCCAGGTGATCGGCACGCGTTCACCGTGATGGGTGGCCGCCACGATCTGGCTGGTCAACCGGTTGATGTGCTGGTCACACGCCCGCCCTATCCTGGTGTAGGTGGTGGCGACGGCGGCGAGCGCCTGGTCGTCGCGGGCGATCAGGGCGGCCCGGAACCCGCGGACCCTGGTGATGATGTCCAGGCTGGTCGCCAACCCGGCTACTTGCCGCGCGCCTTCGCGGGGCGGGCGGGTGCCCGGGCAGTTCCCGACGGGGTGCCCTCATCGACGGGGGTGGTGTCCTCGATGGCCCACGACACCCACCGGCCGTCCGCGGTGCCGAGCATCCACCAGCCACCCGGCCCCAAGCCGTAGGCGACGGGGGTTGCTTCTTCACCGGTCGCCACGAACCGCACGCGGGTCATGCGGCGGCCCCAGCGTCGAACGCCCGGACGGCGAGGGCTGCGTCCACCCGGGCCTCCTCGGCGGCCAGCTCCTCCATCCGCACCACCTCATCCAGGGTGTAGCCCAGTTCACGCCACACCACCACGCGCGGCACACCCGCCTGGATGCGGAGCAGTGCGGCCTCCGCACGCTCCCGATCCGACGGCTTCACCTCGATCGGCATCCACACCGACCGGGCCTCCACCACCGTGGCGCCGGCCATCCGCAACGCCAGCATCATCGCGTCGGTCAGCACGACGTCAAGGGTCTTCTTCAGCTCGCGGGCGGCGTTCATCTGGCGGGCTGTCGCCGTCTTCAGGGCTTCCCCACTGGGCCAGTCACCCGTCGTCGCGATCTCGTGCACCGGGGTGTCGGAGACCCGCCCGATGTCAGCAGCGAAGGCGTCGACGACACCGCGGAGCGGACCGATGCTCGGCCCGGCGAGTTCGACGACGCGGGCGTCGGGGTTCGGCAACCAGGTGACCGCCCCGGGCTTGGGGGCGTCCGTGTCCCTGCCGTCCGGTTCGGACCCGATGAACACGCGAGACGGGATGGTGGCCGCCTCCGACGCGATCGTGAGATCCCCCACCTCCTTGTTCAGCAGGAGCTGCACCGGGACGACGTCGCGCAGGACACTCTCACCGTAGGGGGGGTCGACGACGGCGTGCGGGATGTGGAACACCGGCACCACGTCGTACGGGTTGGTGGTTTCGGGGCTCGCGTCTGCCCCCTCGGGCACGTCGGTGCTGCGCAGCGGCCGGAGGCTGCTCGCCTTGCTGATCGTCCCGTCCTTGGAGGGGGCGGCCCACCGGAAGATCACGTCCCGCCGGTACTCGGTGACCCTGACGAGGCCGCGCTCGACGTCGCGCCACATCTTCACGGCCACGTCGATCCTCGTGGGGTCCTCAGGGGCGGTGCGAATCGCGATCCCCCGCGGGTTCTCCAGGGAGAATCGGGGGACGCCATCCGGGTCGGGCCATACGGACAGGAACCCGTCACCGTAGATCGCGGCCTCCCGGACCAGGCGGGGCAGGTGGAGGTCCATCCTGGACTCCGCCCACAGGCGAGTCGCCTCCGGGGTGTCGGCGGCGTTCGAGTCCGTCCACCCTTCGTGCACGATCAGGTCAGTGAAGCTGCGGACGACGCGGCCGCACATGTTGACGCGGGCCCCGTCGACGACGGCACGGAACGACCGGTCGAACCGGCGGGTGTTGAACATCCGGGGGTGGTGGCCACGGTAGAACGTGAGCCACCTGTTGAGGGTCGGCTGTCGGCGGTTGATGCTGCTGATCGCCCAGTCCAGGTCCGGCATCGCGGGGGCCCCTCCTCTCTTAGTCGTCG